CGCTATGGCTTTGGAATTGGAAAAAGCTGCTATTAAAGGCGGTGGTTCTAATGAGCCAGTAGGTATTTTAGGTAATGCTAACATTAATATCGCTTATGCTGGTAACGCTGCTTCTAACTCTACCAACGCCAACGGTGCTGCTATTGTTTGGGGAGATGTTGTTAACTTGGACAAATTGGTTGACGTAGCTAACGCTCAGGGTAACGCTTACATTACTAACCCTAAAGTTAAAGCCGCTTTGCAATTGACTAGCCGTCAGGCTTCAGGTGTAGAAGGTAACTTTATCCTTCCTTCTGCTACTAACGAGCTTAACGGATATCCTTTCAACTGGAGCACAACTGTACCGAGCAACCTTGCAAAAGGTTCTTCTAGCACTTTGTCTGCTTTGATTTATGGAGACTTCAGCAAAATGGCTATCGCTTCTTGGGGTGGTATGGAGTTGACAGTTGACCCTTATAGCGGCGCTAAAGGTGGTTTAACTAACGTAATCCTTAACTCTTATTTGGACGTTAATTTGTTGCAGCCGACTGCGTTTGCTGCTATCAAAGATATCGTAGCTTAATAACTTGCCTGCTTAGGGGCGTTAAAATCTAAGTGCTGCGGGGGGTCTTGACTGCACCCCCCTCGGGCCAGATGTTAGTAAAATTCATTGATAACCCAACAGGACGCTTTAACCTTGCGTATAACGCGGGCGATGTGGTAGAAATTGAAGATAAGCAAGCCTCTTTATTAATTGAGGGGTTACTTGCTATCGAGGTAGAGGTAGAGAAGCCATTAGTTAAAACTAGCAAAAAAAAGCCAGTTAATCCAGAGACCGCTTTAGATGCTGAATAATGTTTAGGGCGCGCCGTTACATATCCTACGCAAATGCTGCAACCGACTATATAACACTAGCCGAAACAAAGCAGCACCTTCGCGTTAATACTTCTAGCGATGACTCGTATATTACGGGGCTTATTGCAATGGCTATTGAGTCTTGCTCTGCTTACTTGGGTTACTCAGTTCGCAAGGCTACGGCTCGCTATGGTTTTGACGGCCTTACGGGGCAACCTGCGCTAATCAATCCTATTAATGGTCTGAATATACCAACAGGCAATTATCTGCGCGTAAATAGCCGCATATTGAGCGTAGAGGAATTATATTATATTAATTCTAATCAAACGCTTACTGCTTTTAACGCAAGCGATTGGATTGATACTGCAACTGTTAATCTTTTATCTACTTACTCGCGTAATATTTTTATCATTACTGCACCCGTTTCTATTACGGATGATTTGATAAAATACCAAGTTGAAGTAATAGAGGGATTTAATCCAGTAGGTACTAGTTCAGTTGACCCAGATACAATATTTCCAATGTCAATTAAACACGCTGCTTTGTTATTGGTAGGTCAATATTACGATAATCGCCAAGCCATTGTAACGGGTAGAACTGCACCGATGAATTTTGGTTATACTTATCTTTTAGACCCTTATAAAATTACTATAACAGTATGAATGCGGGCCTAATGGACGAACTTATAAGCGTCCAAAATTACACGGAAACTATCGATACCAATACAGGCGAGAAATTGCCAAGCTGGAGCGAATATGCAACCGCGTGGGCCCAAGTTGAAGAGCAACAAACTGGAAGCGAGCAAGTCAATGCTGACCGCGTAGAAAATAAACAAATTGTAACTTTTACCTGCCGCTATAACGCAAGTTTCAGCGTTACGGATAGATTAGTTTGGCGCGGTAACAAATACAACATTATAGCAGTTAGTCAAGTAGAGCGCAGAATGTATAGTAAATTGCAGACGCAAATAACTTATTATAATGACTAATTTTAGTAAAGAGTTGGCTAACGCGGTTAAAGGTATAAAATCCTTAGGCCTAAGTCCGCAAATAGTGGGCGGAGTTATTGAGCGCAACTCTCAGCAATTTATTACTTTGGCTAAGCAAAATGTACAGGACGATACGGGAAACCTTGCGCGTTCTATTGCGTTTGTTGATAAGAACCCAAAATATAGGTTTAGCGCAGTACGATTAATTGGTGCGCGAGTTTACGGAGGTTTTAAAGGATACCACGCTTATATTTACGAGCACGGAACTGCGGAAAGAAAAACTAAAACTGGAGCCAGCAAAGGTAAGATGCCTGCAAGTAATTATATGCTTCGAGCTTTTGATTCTTACTCAGCGACATTTATACAAAATACTGAGCGCGATATTATAAGAATAATCGAAGACAACGCCAAAAAGGCGGGATTAAATACAACCAAATAAAAAAATAAAAAGATAAAAATATGGCAACTACAAACCCAGTAAACGGTACGCTCATTGCAATTTACAAAGACGTATCTGGAACCTTGACAAAAATCGCTAACGCGACCTCTAACGATTTCGACATTACTAAGGATATGCTCGATATTACCAACAAAGATAGCGCAGGCTGGAAAGAGTATTTGGTAGGATTAGGCGGTTGGACAATGAAAATCGATGGGATGTTTGAAGAAGACGGCAGCGTAGGCGCAGGCGGGCTATCTTGGAAAGATATCGTTACAGATATGTTGGCAGGAACTTCTGTAACTGTTGTAATGACTTCTAATGTAACAGGAGACCAAAAACTAAGCGGTTCTGCTTTCCTATCAAATATGACTCTTGCGGCTCCTTTAAACGCAGTTAGTACCTTCTCTGCTTCTTTGCAAGGTAATGGCGCGTTGACTGTTGGCACCGTAGCATAATTATGACAGAGGTAAAGATTGGGGGTGTAACTCACCCCCTTTACTTCTCTATGCTTTCCATTGAGCAAGTATTAGCGGAGTTAAAAGTGGAAGACTTTAGCGAGTTGGGCAAAGTTATGGACTCGCAAAGCGTTGCTAAATCTATTAAATTTGGCCGCGTTTGTGCTTTGGCTGGTATTCAAAGCGGATACCGAAAAATGGGCGAAAAATGCCCTTTTGTAACCTCTGACGACTTGGCGGATGCCATTGAGCATTTTGTAGAATTGGAGCCCGCAATTTTAGCGTTTAGTGCAGCCGTTCAGCAGTTTTTTAAGCCTGCGGATGATGTTGCACCAGTAACGGGAAAGTAACAGGCGGAAAGGCCGAGCCGTTGACCTTTGACCGCCTAAAGCAGATAGGTTACGGCGAGATGCTTATGAGCGAGCAAGAGTTCAATGACTCCAGCCCGCTTTATTTTCGGTTAAGGCTACACGGAATGCGTAAGGCGCAAACTACTGCTTATAGAACTCAATGGGAGATAAGCCGATGGATGGCCGCTACTATAATGGCCCCACATTTGCGCAAACCGATAGCCCCTAAAAATTTAGTTACTTTTTCGTGGGAAGAGGAAGAGCGCGAGAATATTGTTGAATTAGTTTCTAAATATAGACATATCTTTAACAAGTTAACCCCAGACCCTCAGGCGTGAAAGCAATAAAAGCAATTTATAATATTTTAAGCAATAACTCAGGCGTTACGGCTTTAGTTTCTACGCGAATAAACCCGCTTAGGATACCCGAAAAAAGCGCACTTCCTGCTATTGCTTACCAGTTAGTTAATAACACTGGGCATATGTCTAAAAGCGGTTACTCGCATACTGACTTTGCACGCGTGCAGGTTATGTGTGTGGGAACTAATTTTGCCGAATCTATTGCCTTAAGCGAGGCCGTGCGCTCAGCTATGGAAATAAGCACTCCTGCAACTTTTAACGGAGTTAAAGTGCAAGTAATTGAATATGACGGCGAGGTACATATGGCAGATGACAACGCGGGATTTGCTGGAGTTAGCACCGTTGCTATGGACTTTATAATAAATTTTAATAGATAATGGCCTCACATAGTAGTATAAACATTGCGCTTAGTGCCGATACGTCAGGCCTAAATAAAAATATTAAAGAAGCTGCAAAGACAGTTGAACAAGGCGGAAAAAGAATGCAAGAAGCCGCAAGGCAGGCAGGTGAGGCGATGGCAAACGCTTTGGGCAATATGTCTATTAAAGACGCTATTAAAGAAGTAAGCCAAGCAATAGACGAGCAAAAAGCAATTACTTTAGGATACCAAAAAGACCTGCAAGGCTTACGCGATAAAAGCGCGCAGATGTCAGCAACTGATATTAAAGGACAACGGGCTTTGCGTAAAGAGATAGAAGCCGTAAAGGCCTCTATTGCAGGGCAAAAGTTAGGTATTGCGGATTTAATTGCAGAGAAAAAACTTTTACAGGCTGAACTTGCAAAGGAGGCAATGGCAACCAAAGAGGCGGCCCGTGCGACTGGAGAAGCAAATAAAGTTAGTAGAGAGAATAAAACAATTAACAGCGCAACGAGGGCAAGCCTTAACGGATTAGCTACTTCGTTTAGTTCTGTTAGTTCAATTATTGCAATTGTAGCGGATGACAATAAAGC